CCGCTTGTCGTGCGAGCGTTCGCCGCAACAGCGAATGTCGTGATGATTGGCGGTTATGTGAACCGCATCACCGCATAGGCGGCTGGTAATGCGTTTCGGTGAGCGCACACGCTCAGGCACAAGGGCGGCGACTTGGGTTCAGCGACCTGCTTCCGCAACGGCACTTGACTTATCGGTTCTGCTTATCGCTGGTGGCGGCGGCGGTGGCTCATCAACTAATGTTCAGTCTGGTGGTGGCGGCGGTGCTGGTGGTGTTGTTTATGCGTCAGGTGCGATAACAACGAAAGGAACTTACACCGTCACTATCGGCGGCGCAGGTAGTGGTGCGGCGGCTGGTGCGGCAGGCGGCGACGGAAGCGCATCAACATTCGGAAGTCACAGCGCAACAGGCGGCGGTGGCGGTGGTGGTATTTCAGCGACGGGTGGGCGAACAGGCGGCTCTGGCGGTGGCGGCTTCGGTGGCAACGGTGCGGCAGGTTCGGGAACTACTGCTCAGGGCAACAACGGCGGCGCAGGCTCAACGATTTCTCGCTGGGGCGGCGGCGGTGGGGGTGGGCGTGGTGCGGCTGGTGGTGCTGGCACAGGTGACGCTGGCGCATCTGGCGCAGGGTTCACGAACTTCATCATCACAAGCCCGAACACTATTGCTGGTGGCGGCGGCGCATCATCTGACGGTGGTGGGGTTAGCGGCGGTTCAGCAGGCGGCGGCAACGGCGGTAGTAATGTAGGCGGCACGGGCGGTAGCGCAACAGCCAACACAGGTTCGGGCGGCGGCGGTGCGAGAGGTACGGGTGGCGCAGGCGGGTCAGGCATCATCTACATTCGTTATCTCACATCGCAAACGCTGTACTCGTCGGTCACGGCATCTGGCGGCACATCTGCGACGGTGGGCGACTACACCGTTTGGACTTTCACTAGCACAGGCTCTATCACCTTCGCATAAGGAACGACGATGGCACACTTCGCAAAGATAGAGAACGGCATCGTCACGCAGGTCATCGTTGTCGCTAACGAGTTGTGCGGTGGCGGCGACTTCCCCGAAAGCGAAGCGGCTGGTCAGGCGTTCATCGCATCGCTCGGCATCGCAGGTGAGTGGAAGCAGACTTCGTACAACACGCAATACGAGTACGAGTACGAGTACGACGACAGCGAGCCGCCGCAGGTCGGAAGCGCAACTTTCGTGGGTAGCGAACACACGCTGGGCGGCACACCGTTTCGTGGCACATACGCAGGTATCGGTTACACCTTTGATGCGGTGAACGATGTATTCGTCGCACCTGAAATCACGGAAATCGTGACGCAAGACGAAAGCGAAACACAATGAAGATTGTTCTAAGCCCAAATCAGAAATCTGCGATTTCTTCTTATGCGCGTTCTGTCATCGGTGCGGTGGCGGCTGTCGTGGCGACAGGTAATTACACACCAGAAGATTTATTGAAGGCGGCTGTTGCGGCGTTGTTGCCACCTGTGTTGCGGTGGCTCAATCCGAAGGATGCCGCGTTTGGTCGCGGTGCTGATAAAGCATGAACGCTTCGCGCCCGTACACGGGTACGAATGACGGGATAAGTAAGGGGAAGCGTGAAGGCACGGAAGAATTCGTGCGGCAGATGGCGTTCTTGTCTGATGGCGGTTTTTGGCACAACGGTACTTTTATCGTCAGGAAAATGAAGGGGAAGGAAAGCCTTTCGGTTCATGCGACGGGTCGCGCAATGGATGTTTCTTACCGCAATATGCGTGACGGTAAGCGCGGCAAACCGAACGGGCGAAAGATTGCTTCTGATTGGTGCGACATTCTCAGCAAGAATGCTGATGTGTTGCAGGTGGAAATGATTATTGATTACGCATTCGGCAAATTCGGTAGGGCGTGGCGTTGCGATAGAAACGCTTGGCAGACCTACGATAAGCCAACGGTGACGGGTGGGGGCAATCCGTCAAGTGATTGGTTGCATATTGAGATTTCGCCGCGTGTGGCGGATGATGCCGGAAAAGTGATGCGCAAATTTCGTAAAGTGTTCATGGGTGAAAATGACGGTGAATGATGGATGCGAGCGCGGCGGCAATTCTTGTTGGTGTTATCACAGCCATCGGTGGGATTATCGTCGCTGTTATTCAGGTGATTGGTTTGCGTTCAGAAAACAAGGCTGACCACGCAATTGTTCAATCACAGTTGGCGAACATTTTGAATTCTGTGTTTCGGGTTGATACAAAAGTGGATGGTGTTACGGATAGATTAGATAAGCACATTCAAGAACACAGCGAAGGGGCATTTGGTGGGGTCGCTCAACGACGAAGTTCAGAATGAGATATTGCAAACAATAAAGAAGAAGAAGGGCGTATTGCAGGAAATAGCCGATGCGCTTTCTGGTGATGACCGCAAAGATTTCATAGAAGCGTTGCACGATAAAACGATTTCGTCGCAAGCGTTGGCTGTGGTTTTGAAGCGTCGCGGTTTCATCGTTTCCAATTCGTTGATTTTGTCCTATCGGCGTGGGGGGTTGGCTTATGAAGTTGCGTGACGAAGTGCAGGCTGAAACGCAGGAAGAAATTTCTATCGTCAAGTTGCGGCGTGAACGAGATTTGATGCGGCGGGAAAATGAAAGATTGAAGAAGGCGATTGATGAAGCCAACAAAATCATCAGCATCATTGAGATAGCGAACAACGCTGAGATTGAACCGCCACATTGGTTGTCACCTGTCAAGCCGCGTGCATCTGCGGCGATGCTGGTGGCGATGCTTTCGGATACGCATTTTGACGAAGTGGTAAATCCTGATGAGATGGAAGGCTTGAATGCGTATGACCGCACGATTGCAAAGATGCGATTGGAACGGTGGGGGAAGAATGTGGTGAAGATGGCGCGTCATTATTTGGCGGGTGTCAAGTATGACGGGATTGTTCTGGTGTTGGGTGGCGATATTTTCTCTGGTGATATTCACGAAGAATTGAAGGATACGAACGAAGCAACGATGTTGGAAAGTTGTTTGTATTGGTCGGAACAGATTGCTGGTGCGATTGGTTTGTTGGCTGACGAATTCAGGAAGGTGCAGGTGGTCAGCGTCGTTGGTAATCATGGGCGTACTACACGCAAGCCGCGAATGAAGCAACGGGTGGTGACGAACTTTGATTGGTTGTTGGCAAAGATGGTGGAACGATACTTCGCTTCCGATAATCGCGTGTCGTTTCTCATTCCGACTTCGGCAGATGCGTTCTTGAAGATTTACGAACATGGGCATTTGATTACGCATGGCGACCAAGTTCACGGTGGCGGCGGTATCGGCGGTATCTATCCGCCGATTATGCGGATGCGTGCCAAGAAAGAACACAAGTATTTGCAGACGGGTCAGAATTTCCGCACGCTTTGGATGGGGCATTGGCACACCTACCTAAGCACGCCGCATCTAATCATCAATGGTTCGCTGAAAGGTTGGGATGAATTCGCCGCAATCATGGGGTTCGGTTTTGAACCGCCGCAACAAGCGTTGGCAATCGTGACCCCTGAACGGAATATCACGGTGCAAGCACCGATTTTTTGTCAGGACAGAAAGCGCGAAGGTTGGTGATGTTGTGTCAATGCGTCGTTCGTCATTGGATAACAACTTGCGAAAGTGGGGAAGATGATGACGATTGAACATTCACGGGTGTTTATTGTTTGGCATGATGCGCACGCAATCAATGAAGGTGGTTGGTGCGATGTGAAAGATATTGATGATGAGCCGTGCATCGTGCAAACCGTTGGTTGGTTGTTGGCTGACGCGAAAGACGGTCATGTTGTTGTTGCTCAATCAATAACCGATGAAGGCGGATTGGATAGTGTTCTTGCAATTCCTGTTGGAATGGTTCAGAAAATTATTGTGTTAGGTTTTTGACGCACGATGTTCCCCCCTTCGGCATCGTTGCGGGTGCGGGTGTCGCACGCGGAATTTTGCGTGCGCACCTGCATTCCGCAGATTTGCGTTTTTAGTTTTTTGTAAATTTTTTGGTGGCGTGGTTGTTGGGGTCGGTGTAAAGATTTTTTGAACATTGTTGTTTTCGGGCTGTTTTGGGGCTGTTTTGGATTTGCGTGCTAGGTGGCATCGTGTATAATCAATGTGTCGGGATAAAGGAACACCCGATAAAGGAACAACAACAATGACCACCATCCAAGAAGCAACCAGACAGGTTGCGGAAGCGATTGAAAAGTACGGTGCGCCCGCGTGGGTCGCATTCGTGCCGATGCGCGTTCGCAGACTTGTGCCAGCAGAAATCAAAACCGCGATGATTGCAACAGCGAAAGTCAGCGCAGGTTGGGAAACAAAACAAGATGGGCGCAACCGCATCATCGCATGGTGCGGCAACAACATCTTCGCGGAAGTCACCGTGAAGGAACTTGCCGCAATCGGTGAATGTTCGGAAGCGACGGTGCGCACGCTCATCAATGACAGGCGCGATATCTTCCGCAAGTCGGAAGGTCGCAAATACGAAATCCGCGATGCGCACGCAGACAGGCAGAACAAAAAGTAATCAACCACATCATCGGAAAGGAACGACGATGACCACGAAACAAGCAAGATGGAAATGCCCGCAATGTGAAGATGGGTTGCTTGCACCAACCCGACCCCGAAAGGATGATGTGCGCCGATACTGTCTGCCATGCTCATCCGCGAAAGGTCGGTTGGTGGAACGCATCGCACCTGCACTTGAAGCGCGACGCGAACTGCGTGCCGCAAGCACACGCGAGAAGGTACGCCAGAAGCGTCAGGTTGCACGCAGACGCGCCGAACCAGCGAAGTTGCAGGAACGATGCGACGCAATCCGCGAACGCATCATCCGCAAGGAAGCGGAACGCATCTGGAAACTGATGGCTGAATGGCACAAGGGCAAACCGTTGCCGCGTATCAACATCGTGCGCGGGCGTAATTGGGGAAGTCAATACGGTTATGCGCAACCATCATGGGGGCAGATACAGGTGAATGTGGATGCGTGCCAAGATGGACTGCGAAGCAAACGGGTTTGGCAGGTGCTTGCACACGAATTGGCGCACATCGCCTGCCCGCCGATAAACACGGGTGGAAAGAACCGCGACACACATCACCGCATCTTCTACTACTGCCTGCGGCACGCATGGCAGAAGCGATGGAAATGCGAAATCAGTTTCGGTGCGGTGACGCATTGGGGATACAGCGTGGACTACATCATTCAAGGACAAGCCAGCAAGCACATCACCTTCACGCTTCCAAACCCTGTGACACCCCCGACCCAAGATGTAATCAACAACAACACAGAAGGGAACAAGCAATGAAAAAGACATACATCACTTGGCGCATCAAACACGCCACCGAAGAAAAATGGTTGCATCCAGACACGATGAACGGCATCGCGGTATGGGGCGACTTCATCAGCGCAAAGCGATACAAGCGAGCCGATGCGCTCGCGCTCGCAATCTTTTTCGGCGGCATCGCAATCAAAGGAAGATACTGATGGAACTGATTACCAAACCGACTGACCGAACCGAATGGTTGGCACAACGCAAACGAACACCGGAAGGATTGGTGTCGTTCGGCGGAAGCGATGCACCGATATTGATGGGCGCATCACAGTTCCGCACGCGCGGCGATTTGTTCGTTGAGAAAGCAACGATGCAGGTCAATGAGCAACCAGCAACCAGCGCGATGACTACGGGCAACTATGCAGAACCAATGTTGCTTCAATATGCATCGGACAGGCTTGCAACGCAGTTCATCACACCACAGACCTTGTATCGTGATGGGCAATGGCTCATCACCGCAGATGGTGTGGATAATGAAACTGCACCTGCGGCTTGCGTTGAATGCAAAACAACTTCGCGTTATGCCATCCGCGATATTGACGATGTGCCACCGATGTATCTGTGGCAGATGTGGGCGCAACAAATGGTGTTAGGTTGCCCCGTGTTTCTGTCGGTATTAGACCGCGATTTGAAACTGTCGCTGATTGAATGTCCGACCAACATGGATGCGTTCGGCGCGTTGCGTTTGGAAGCGGAAGTATTCGGTGAATGGGTATTGCGTGGCGAACCGATGCCAGAAGATATTGATAATTTTTCTGCCGAACAGATTGCAACGCTTTTCAAGGTTCAGCCACGAACCGTTGAATTGGGTGGCGATGCTTTGATGTGGATTGAAGCGTTGAATGACGCACGCAAGATGGGTGCTGATGCAGAAGCACTTGAAAAGGATGCCAAAGACCATCTTGCGCGAATGTTGTTGGATGCCGAAGTTGGCACAATCAATGGCGAAGTTGCTGTGACTTGGAAACAGCAGAAGGGTCGCGCAACAGTAGATGTTGCACGAATGCGGGCAAGTCATCCTGACTTGGTTGCACAATATGAAAAAGATGGTTCACCATTCAGGGTGTTCCGCACAACGAAGGGAAAGAAGAAATGACATTTGAACTTGACGGGTATCTAACCGTTGCAGAACGGATAGCACAGTTGAAAGCGAAGTATCCCGAAGCGGTACTGCGCCCGTTCAATCCGGCAGAACCATTTACCATCAAAGAAATCGGTGGCAAAGAATTCATCGTGTATGTGGCGGCGTGCTACAAAACACCGAATGACCCGATGCCTGCCGTAGCGGTGGCGATTGAACCATGCGTGCCGAAATCAAACTTCACCCGCGACAGTATGGTTATGAACGCAGAAACTTCTGCGTGGGGTCGCGCAATCATGGCGGCACTTGCCTGCGACACCACAGGGAAGATTGCTTCGGCGGATGAAGTGCGTAATCGTCAGCACGATGACCAGCAGATTGCAACCGTCATCAAAGCATTCCCGAAAGCGAAGCAAGAAGTTTCCACAGGTGGCAACAATCGCGCTGGTTACATCACGCAGAAGCAAATCGGTTTGCTTGGCAAACTGACACGCGAACGCAACATGAACAACAATGACCTTCTTGCATTCATCGCACCTTTGATTGGGCGTGATGTGAATGGCAAGGTGAGCGAACTTACCAGCAAGGAAGCATCATCTGTCATCAGCGCATTGATGAACAATGAACAAGCGTCATTGCGACCTGTCGCACCAGCAGACGAAGAACTTTTCTGATGGCGATACAGGCATGGCGCGATGAAGCGCGATGTGTCGGAATGCCATCTGAAATCTTTTTCCCCGAAGCATTGAAGGAAAACAGGTTTGAAGCCGCATTGAAAGTGTGTGCGTTATGTCCTGTCACCTACGAATGCTTACGATTGGTAATCGGATTGGATGATGTGGATGATAAGTGGGGCGTGTTCGGTGGAACGACACCGAAACAGCGACGCTTGGTGAGATACGAAATGGATAGGGGTGTTCCCCTTGCCGATGCAATCAAGGTGGTGCAGAATGTCAAACGACGAACGAAAAGGTGAATGTGAAGGCAGGCAAGAAAACTGCAAGGTAGATGGTTGCCCGCTTTTCGGCACGCTTGGAAAACCTGCGCGAGATGGCAAACGACGCATCAAACGATGCGGTGATGCTGTTGCGCGTGGGCGACGGTCACGCAGGAAAGGTTTGAAGAAGCAACGCGATGCGCGTAAAGCGTTGGGTGTTGCACCGTCGCACAAGTTCGGTGATGCGAACGAAGAAAGATGGCAAGACCCGCTTTTTGCCAACGAAGTGAAGTCAGGGAAACAAATACAGCCTGCGGTGACAGCGTGGTTGCGGATTGAAAAACAGGTGCGCGGCAACCAAGTGGGTGTCGGTATGCTTCGCAAACCGTGTCGCGCTGTGCTGATGCCTGATGAATGGGGTAGTGAAGGGTTGGTGATGGTTCGCTTATCCGTGTGGCGTGATGTTATTGCGCCTGCGCTCGCAGAGTATTACGGGCAGGTTCAATGATTTACCGATTGACCGATACAGAAATTGCGGCGGCGCATCAATGGGTTGCAGACAAGTTGCGCATCAAACAGGCGCACGATATTCGTGATAAGAAATTTGACCGCACCAATAGTGCGCAGGGGGTGTCATTGATTGGGATTATGGGTGAAATAGCAGGTTGCCGTGCATTGAACACCGAACCAAATCTGGCGGTGATGATTGGTGGTGACGATGGAACGGATTGTGATGCCTACGGTCTTTCTTGGCAAATCAAAACATCTTCGCTTCGTGCGCTCATCTTCAATGCGAAACAGGATTTTGTTGCAGATGCCGCTTTGCTGGTGCATCATCTGGCTGACAAGTATTCGGTTGCCGATAATCCGACCTTTGAAATCATCGGCGGTGTTTCACGCAAACGATTTATTCGTGAACACTTTGAACATGATTACGGTTATGGGGCGCGTCTGGTGATGAATGCGGATGATTTGACAGCGTTGGACAAGTTGCTTGGGGTGGTGGGCGGATGATTGTTCGTGGCGCACGCAAAACGACGAACTTCACCATCATCGGGAATGATGTGTTGCGCGATAAGCGGCTTTCCTATCGGGCGCGTGGCTTGTTGGCTTGCATCTTGTCTCGCCCCGATGATTGGCGTACTTCGGCTGACAGTCTCGCTCGCGAAGGTGCAGAAGGTCGGGCGGCGATACTTACGGCATTGAAGGAATTGGAAACGGCTGGATATCTGGTGCGCACCCGCATTCAGGATAAGCAAGGCTTGTGGCGCACGATTTCAACGGTCTATGACGAACCGCAATCCGAATGCGTAACCGAAGTGCAGTTTCCGAATGTCGGTTTACCGAACTTCGGTTTCCGCACTTCAATAGAAGAACTAGATACAAAGAAACTAGATGTTGCGTCAGAAGGATTTGAAACTTTCTGGATTGCTTATCCGCGCAAGATAGCGAAACGCGATGCGCAGAAGGCTTGGCAACAGGTCATGCGGGCGAGCGATGCGCCAACGCTGGAAACAATCATGGCGGCTGTTGAGCATTACAAGAAAACGCACAAGGACAAGAACTACATCGCTTATCCTGCGACTTGGCTTCGTGCGGGTCGGTGGGCAGACGAACAAGAAAACAACTACGATGGTAAGCACGAAGGGGAACGGGAACTGCCCCCGAATGTGGCACAGGCACAATCATTCGCGGCGGCGTATTTTCATACCCGTCGCAGTTTGGATGATTTGAAATCAGATATCGCGCACCGTGAACCTGAATATCAGGAAGCGGCATTGGCTTGGTTTGAAAAGATGAAAGCAGGATGACATGAAATTCCTTGCAGGTTTGTTTTTGGTTTCGGTGATTTCGTTCGGTGCTGCCGTTGGTTCGTCATCGGGTGCTAGTGCGCCTGCGGTGATTTCAACAACGACGGTCAGCGATACCGTTTCGGTTGTTTCTGCGATACCAATTCAGGTGACTGCGCCGATTGCGATTGATGTGGATGCGCGTTGCCCGCAATGGTGGTCGGTTGCTGTTGCGGCTGGTTGGGATGAAAAAGATTTGCGTGATTTGGATGCGGTGTTGTTTCGTGAAAGTAGGTGCGACGCATCGCAGGTGAATGACACCGACCCGAACACGGTGGATGGTGTGAAGGGTTCGGTTGGTTTGACGCAGATAAATGTTTTTTGGGTGCAAGGAACGAAGTGGTATCCGAATGGATATCTGCAAACTGTGAGCGTGGTTTCGGGTGTGCAGGATTTGTTTGACCCGTTTCTGAATTTGCGTGCCGCGAAAGCGGTGTTTGATTACGGGGTTGCCGAAAATGGGTGTGGTTGGGCGGCGTGGGCGTGGAAGGGCTGTGATTGACCTGTGCCGTGCGTTCTAAGCGGGGGTGCAAGGGGTGGGGTGCAGATACCACCCCCCACCTTTTTGAACGCTTATATCGCTTCCTATTGCGTGCTTTTTGGGGAAACCGCATGGAATAAGGGTTTTGGAAGAATTTTTGATTTTTTGTAAATAATGCTTGCAATCTGTCGGAACATATGCTTATACTGAATACATCGGGATACGGAAAGCCCGAAGAAAAGGAACAAAAGGAACAATGAAAAAAGTAGATATCACCAAAGCAACAAGCAAGCATGACACTTGCGCAATCTTTGAAGTTCAGCGCGGCGATAGCGGAATGAAGCAATACGCCCGTCTGATGACCGACGAAGAAAAGCAACAGCAACAACAGCAAACGGGGCGCGTTGTTTATCGCAGTCACCACCACACAGACAAGACAATAACGATTGTCTATGTCAATGCAATCGGCAACGATGGCAAAACATCTAATGCGCCATGTGCATACACCGAAATCGTGGCTACGAATTTCGTGGATGTTCTACTTACGCGATGGGTTGGTGGCGACAAAGAAAAACAATTTGCAACTGTGCCACTTGCCCGCATCAAGCGATGCGTGAACGAAACACAATCGTTCGCGGATTTCTTCAATGCCGAAGTGACCGCCATGAAGGATGCTGGCAAGCGAGCAAAGCAAGCCGAAGAAAACAGGAAGCAACTTGCCATCAATCATCAGCACCGCATCGCGGAACTGAATTTGCTTGTGAACGAATTTGTTTTCAAAACGCACGAAAGAAAGAGCGTGAGCGAAGCGCGGTCATATGGGTTCGGTGCGTCATACGATGAAGTCACTATCAGCATTGACGCGCTGACCAAACTTGTTCGGCTTGCCGAAGAAGCACTCACGAACCAGAAGGTCGGTGCGTGAACATGGCAAACAACCAAATTCTTGCAACGGCTAAACAGGTTTGCGTTTCACAAGATGTTGTGAATGTCAGAACCATTCAAGGCAACAAGTTTCGCGGCTATGTGGACA